ACGTGGCTCCCTGTGGCCTCGTTGAAATTAGACGCGCTGTGCGGGCTCCAGGTTGAGAATGCGAAGGTCCGGCCGCGCGAGAATGTCACCACGTCGCCAATGTTCGCGCCATATCGCCCGGTGCGGAGTCTATTAATAACCACATAAATAATAGCGGTTTGTTCGTCGCGGCCGCAGCGGGCGCATTCGCCGAAGATCGTGCGCGCGAGGAAAACATGATCCTCATAGCTCAACGATTTGACGCGCGTGGCCTCGCCTTGTCGCGCGAGTTCGTCGGCGAACGGCAATGGCTCCACGCCCGGCGCCGTCGGGTTGAAGGCAACGACGCGCGAATGGTGCAGCGCGGCAGCGATGGCCGCCGTGCACGCAAAAATAACCGCGCGAATCATTCGGGGCGCACGAGCTGAATACGCTTGCGGCCGTGAGAGAATTTCACCTTCCCCAAGACTTCCAAACGATTCCACGTCGAACGCATGAACGGCGCGATTTCTCCCGCCGCCATGAGCGTGTTGCCCGCGCCGCCGAAATGGCCTTCGCCGTTGTGCGCCGCGAGCCAATCCAAAGCCTTTTGCAAGGCTTTGGTCATTTTCACGGATTCGGGCATTGGAACGCGCTCCCATCGATCGCCGATTGCAGCCGCGCCGGCAGGATACGCAACACCCCGTCGAACGAGCCACAAACATCCGTGGCTTTGTGGTTGTGATACGGGTTCACATCGTGGGCGAACGATTGCCGCAGCCGATACGGTTCTTTGACCCCATGCCATGAAAGCACAAACACGCCGCGTCGCGCCTGTGGGCTGTCTCCGTCGAGATTGACGCTCATGGTCAGGCCGCGCGGGCCGTGGAACGTCACGACGATGCGCCGGCCGACTTGGCGGCTGGTGCATACCCAATACGGCCCATGCTGCATGGCGAGCTGAACGAGCAGGTCAAGCATCGCCGCGCGATCCTTCGCCCGCGCGACCGACAATTGCGCGCCGGTCATTGCACCACCTGTTGCGTAAGCCAGGCGCCGAACATGAACGCCACGCACGCCCATGCGACGATATCGAGCACGCCCGCGCGCATGAATTTGACGAATTTCGAATGAAACATTTGCTGTTCTCCCTTTGCTATTTCATTGCCGTGCGAGCGCACTCGAAACACACATCGACCGCGCGCTCGCTTTCGGATTCGATGTGCAAAATCTCGTCTTGATCCTTGTTGCAGACGTCGCATGTAAGCGCGACCCACCCGGGGCGCCCGATCGCGGCATCGACGTCTTCGGCCGAACAAGTTTCAAGGTCGAGTGCCCTCAACGCGCGGCGGATGGTACCGATCTTGCGCGGGCCATTCGTGACTTGCACCGCTTCGTCAGAGCCCCACATCCGATATTGATATTGCCAACGGTCCCGAACGTCTTTGATGACGTCCCGGTGCGTATGGCGCGTGATCGTTCCCATTTGCTTTGTTCTCCCTTTGCTATACCACGTCCGAGCGCAGCCGGAGACGCACCACGCACGTGCGGGATGCGTCTTTAGGCTATGCTCGTTCGTCAGTTCGCCGCGAATGCCGCGACGCGCGTCCGCGCCGCTTCGATCACCCGGCGAATCACACCGTCCGACGCGATCCCCTAGCCGGTCGTGGTGCGCGCCCAGACATTGAGGCCCTGGAAATCGCGGTCCACCTTTTCGCCTTCCGCTTCGAGGGCATCGGCGAGCCAGAACGAAACGGCCCAGTGCTCGAAGACTTCGCGCTGATAGGGTTCGATGCCTTCGGATTCGCACAGCTCGCGCCAGTTGTCGCCGATTTCCACGCGGCCGGTTTCGGCATGAGAAAATTCAACCGTGCCGCTATCGCGCCACCCAGCCTGAATCGCCGCTTCTTCCCAGTCGTCGACCGGCGCGGCGAGTTCCATGGCTTGTTCACACAACGCCGCCAGTTCATTGCCGCCGTCGACCAAGCCGTGACGTTTGGCTTGCGATGTAACAAATCCATATCCGCCGGCAAGCACGCTCACAATCCCACTCACGCAGCACATCACCTCACGCCGCACCAGCTCGTCGCAATCGCGCTCCGTGATTTCCTCACGCGGCGCTTTCGTCGTCTTCGTCGTCATAGTCAGTTCTCCCTTTCTCCACATGCAGCTCAAAACCGCTGCGACGGGCGCACCGCGAACGATGCGCCCTAGCGCAATGGTCCTACTCGTCTTCTTCGTCGTCAAGCGCGTCACACGCCTTGCTCACCCACGCGCCATACGCCGCGCGATCCATCGTGCAATGGAACACGGCGCCGTCGGCATCCTCCCACACAGCCAGCGCATACGCACTGCGCAACGCTTCATGCCGGGCATAGTCCGTTTCACCCAGCACGAACGCGCTAATCAGCGTCCGGCCGCTGTAGAGGTCCATATCCGCGCGGCCTTCGAGCGCGCGAATAAAATACTCCCGGGTGAAGTCCGGTTCGCCGCGATAGTCGCGCGGCTTGGCGATCGCGGCGTTGTTGGCGACCACGCGCAAATGGGCGCGCGTGGGGTTGTTCAGTTGTGGCATTGCGTTATTCTCCCTTCAATTGCCGCGCGACATGCACAGCGCAAGGGGCGCGGCGGACCACGCCCGATGCGCTAGGCACGCTGTAATTGCGCTTGACGCTCTTTGAAGTGCCGCCGCGTTGTGCGCTTGATGATGCGCAAGCGATATTTGTAAGGCGCCGATTCCAGTTCGCGCTTCAAATCCGCGAATTCACGCGGCAAGGCCGGGCGCGTGAGTGCGCGCATTAAATTGAGACTGGCCGCGCCATGCTGGCCAATGTGTTGAAAGCTGTCGCACGTTCCCGCGCTGTAATCCCCAGCGATACCCGGAAACAACGCGATTACGTCGCCATCCTTGCACCAAACGCGAAATATCACGTCTGTCAGTGGTTCACTCATTGGAATAGTTCTCCCTTCAATCGCTGCACATGATCGCAGCATGACGCGCATCGTTCGCGGTGCGCGCTAGCTGTGGTCAATCCGCCGCGCCGCCGTCCGCATTCATAATCGCGTCTTTGAGCTCCGTATCCGTGTCGAACGTCACGCCGGGATATTTCATCCCTTGCGCAAGCTTGCGCGCAAGTCGCTGCTTCTCTGAATTTCCAATAGCATAAACCTGCCCGATGGCTGAGGCAGGCAATGTGCCGTATTGCCCGGCAAGACGCACATCGCGCACTTTTCCTGCGCGCGAAGAACGTTCCACCCACGCAAGAAGCCACCATTCGGGGCGCGCTGCATCGTGATTCGCGGCCCTTACGCGAATTGCCACGACGTCGCCTTTTTTAGCTGGTACAAAATCATTAGACATTGTCTTCATTCTCCCTATTGCACTCCGACAGCCTCGTCAGTGCGAGCCACACTCGCAGACGCGCGTTAAAATTCTCCTAACGCGCGTTTCGGCCTGTTACTTTTTACGCACCGCGCTAAGCGTCAGAAACATGCCCGGCATGAACGCGCGTCGGATCGTCAAATTCCATTCTTCGGGCGGATGCTCGCGGAAGAATTGCAATAATGCCTTTCCCGCCAGCTCCGGATTGTCCTTCATCCATCCCTCGGACATGTCGTGCGCTTCGCTGCTTGAGACTATTCTATCTGCCATAACACCAGTTCTCCCTCGTCAGGCGACAATCGCCCTTCACCGCCCCTCGGTCGCTTGCGCTCCCTCGGGGGATTCTCCATTCAACGCCGCGTCACGCACGTCACGCCGCATGCGCAATCGCAACGTTGCTGCACGCATCCACAAACACCACCACGAGCGCCGCGTGCCTGACCGGCTCATCCTGCATGGCGATCACGCCGGCATACTCCCGCAGCAACGCGGCTTGCTTGATTCTCGCCGCGGCCTTGAGCAATGGCGGCGTGTCGGCCGCGTTGATCCAGCGCATTGCTTGCTGATAGTTCATCATTGCGTCACCTGTCGCCAATAGCCGTACACGCAACGGCGCATGATGCGCTGCACGCCGTCGGCATCGACCCAGACGTCGTTGCGCTGCGGATCGTGCGTGTCACGGATCACGCCGTCGATGACGGCCGTATAGTGCTTGCTGACGGCGACGATCAGGCGCCCATTGGGCAACTCGTCGTCGTGCAGATGCACCTTGCAGCCTTGGCCGATCAGCATGGTCGGGGTCCAAACCAAACCGATCGACGCCATGTAGTCGCGGAACCATTTCCGCCGCGTGTTCACGCCATCACGCGCCGACGATTTGGCACGCGAACGCTTCGTCAATCGCTGCGTCTTGCAGCCTTTCGACAACGCTGCGTAGACCTCCGCATAGGGAAGCTGCGCAGCAATCGCCACGGCGCGTGTAACGCAGTCGCCCGCGTCACCTTTGAATCCGGCCGTAGCGCGGCCGCCGTCGTCATAGATGAATTGCATTGATCGTCCTCCCTTCACCAAGCCTCGCGGCCTGGATCACGTCACCAAAACTTCTCGCCCTGCCACCACAGTTTGACGATCATCGCCAAGCCCCAGAGCATGACGATCAAGCAGATGAATTCGAACATTGCCTTTACCTTTCGCTTCGTTGTGCCGCATTCGATCGCAGCGAGTCGGGCACTGTCGCCAATGCCCGATTGCGCTATGATCTTTTACGTTGCCAAGACAATTTCCCTTTCTCCGCACGCTCGCGCGTGCCGTCTTCCAATATCCGCCGTACATCGGCGCGGAGTTCATCGCGCGTAGGCTCGCGGCCCAGCTTGTCGCGCAACGCTTCGTAGATCGTAGGCTTACGTTTTTGATCCATGGTGCATTCCTTGTGGCCGCATCCAAGCGCAGCACGGCGCGCCCCATTGCGAGAGGCGCGCTTGCTGCGTTCAGAGCGCCATTGTACGTCGTGCAACGCGCGGGGAAGCGCAAGCTTTCCCTTTACGCACTCGCTCGCCCGTTTCGGTGCACGGTGTGCCTTCCGATACGTCACAAAACACGTAACATCCTGGATGTGCCGCCGTCATGCGTATACGCACGGTCTCATAAGCGTGGCCCAATTCACTTTCTTCGGCGATCACACGCTCACGCGTCACTTCGTGCCCGTTGCGTGTTTTTACGATGCAAGACTTCATACGGTAGAGAGTAGCCATTTTGTTCTCCATAGGGTTGTGCGCCGCGAATCACAACCGCAACGCTCAACGCTACAGTGATCCATAACCATTGCCAATTCAATAACCCACGCACAACGCAAGCGTTATTTTGTATTAACAACATGCGGCATTCCGTCACACTATAGCATGTGCTATGCTTGCGGCATGAAAGCCGACTTTCCCGCCAGTCCCATTCTAGATGCCTCTGCGGAGCATCGCCTCACCACGCTTGAGATTGGGGCGCTTCTCACCCTGTCGGAAGCCTTTTGGCGGGGAAAAGCCGCGCCTCTGCCGGCTTCCAATGCTCAATTATCCCGCCTGGCCAGCGTGCATGGCCGTCAATGGTGCGACATCAACAAACGAGTCATGACGGCTTGGCATTCGCTTGAGCCTAAACTTGCGGCCATTTATGCCAAGCACGCCGCACGGATCGCGGCGCATTCCGCACATGCTCATCGGCTCAACGCGCGGCGTAGGGCAATGACTGCGGCAAAGTCAGCTGGGAAGATGAGCGATCCGGGAATGGCGGGAGTGCCGCTAGTTCCTGCCGCCCTCGATGATTCGAAACGCTGCGTATCGAAGATAAGCGTTGCATTATCTGACTAATCTGACGCTGTGTCCCCGGAATATAACACACGTTACGTCTCTTAATCTACATCGCATAACGGGTGTTATGAGAAAAGAAACGCCGCGTCTCGTTGTTCTTCATGTTGCCAGCCTGCTGCCAAAAGCGCACCTCGTGCGCCGCGCTGCGTGACGCTCGTCCGTGTACTGAATAAATACGATCCGCACCGCAACGCCCAGCGCCACGGAAACGAACCGTTGCGTTTTGGATTGGCGCGTTTGAAACGAACCGAGACGTGCCGTTGGGTTTCGCGGGATTGGAACGGGGCGCTCCTTTTCCAGCTCCCCAGCGAAATTTTTCTTTTATGCGTAACACGCTTTCTCTCGACACCGCGCCAAGCTACGTGTTACACATTCTTTCGCAAGATTAACGACGCCTAACCGCCGGCCCCGACACAAAAAGCAACGATCGTTCAATGACACGCAAGAAAATCAGCAAAGACCGGCGGAAAGTTGCGTATGTGACGGTGAGATTGTCGGAAAATGACAAATCCCGGATCGAGCTGCTTGCGGTCAAGGCGGGGCTGACGGCGAGCGATTGGATCAGGAAAGCGGTCGAGCACGCGGCGTTCGTGGAAGATGCGAATAATCGAGTGCAGAGAACAATGGCGACGAGAGAAGAATGAATCATGGAACTGACTGATGCAGATTGGGAAGAATTGGAGCGCCTTGGAAGCGATCAGTCGTGGGTGGAAAGTAGAAATGCGGCGCCTTGGCGTGCATCGCTGCGCGAGAACCTCAACCCGAATTCCTCGGCGCGCGCCGCGATCGCTCAAGCCGACGACGCCTTCTTCCGGTATCTCACGACTTGCCCCGATGAAACTCTCCTTCAGAGCTACGTCGAAGGCGATATCGCGCGGGACTGGCGGCGCCTTGAGATGATCGGTTACGAACTCGACCGCCGCTGTCTGAGCAGCAAAGCCCCCGACATGCTCGCAAAGCGCCCGGCGCGCGCCCCGTCGTCGCGGGCGGTTGGTCAGCCCACCCCCGCAGGCCACGAACATTCCTCCCACCGCTGGGGAATGGTCGGCGGTGACAAAATCTGCCTTTGTTGCACATGTATCGTCTCCGGCATGATGGCATTATCGCCGTGTTCCGGCGTCGTGGCGATCGGAGACGTCATATTGCCTCTTCGTGCCGAACTTATCGCGGCGCGCGCCGCGATTGGCCGATCCACGCCCCCCGCCGACGCCGCCTGCAACTATTTTCCCGACGGCGGCAGCGTCGAACGCACCCTCGACGGCCCGATCATGCGCGTTCGTAGCCCGATGGCTTTCGACTTCTACAAGCGCGACGTACTCGAATGCCGGGCGGCGCTTTATTCCCAAAACGCCGAAGGCAGACGCGACAGCGGCAATCCCGCGCTCAAGGCCGCAGGGCCAAGCTCCATAACCCCGGCCGGCGAGGCGCTCTCCGGGGCGATGCGCATCCCGATCATGGCCGAACGCTCGATGCGCCGGCAGATTTTGCTGCGTGCGGACGTCGAATAGCCCACGCCCCAACCAAGGAGAACACCAAATGAAACTCTGGATCATCAACATCACCCTGGAAAACATCCAGCAGCCGGTGCAGCTTATGTTCAACATCGAAGAACAGGCTCGCACGGCATATCAGGACCTTATAGAACGGCTTTCTTCTCCCGGCTCCGAACTGCTTGTAGACGGCTATGGGCGTTCTCTCGTCATGAAGCGCCAAACCATCGCCGCCGTCCTCCTTTCCGACTACGCCCTCGAACTCTCCGGGCGCCAGGAAGTCGCGATCCTCGAAGCCCACGCCCAGCACGACTTCCAGCGCCGGGCCGCCTCGGACGAAAAGCTCCGCCGCGCCGGCGCGTCGATCCAGCCGGCGAACGGGCCGCTCCCCGGGATGCCGTTTCAGCGGAATTGAGGGGACACGATGTCTTATTGGTACCTCGCAACGCCTTATTCCCACTTCCCGGGCGGCATCGAACTCGCCTTCGACGAAACCTGTCGTCTCGCGGCGCAACTCGTGCGCGGCGGCTACCATGTCTATTCGCCCATCATTCATTGCCATCCGATCGCCCGCGCGGGCGCTCTTGAAACCGATGCCCAAACTTGGGCCGCGTTCAACGAAACGATGATGTCGCGCGCCGCGGGCTGCCTCGTCGGCCTCATGCCCAGTTGGGACGTCAGCGTCGGTCTGCGCGCGGAAGTCGAATACTTTCGCACCAACTCTCGCCCGGTCGTCGGCTTGACTTGGCCCGGCTTGATCCCCTCTCCTGTTGATTTGCCCCCAGCGCCATGACATCCGCCGCGCCCGATCTCTACACCCATCTCGGCGTCCCGTGCGACGCATCCCACGCGGACATCCGCGGCGCGTTCCGGCGCCGCGCCAAATCCGACCACCCCGACGCGGGCGGCTCCCAGGCCAAATTTTCCATGACCAAGCTCGCCCACGACATTCTCACCGATCCCAACCGCCGGGCGCGCTACGACTCCACGGGCGATTGCTCCGAATCCGCCCCCGACAACACCCACGCGCAACTCCTCGAAGTCCTCTCCGCGCTCCTCGCCCACACGCTGGACAACTGTGCCAAATCCGGCGTCGACCCGCTCACGATCCCCTTCGCCCGCGAGATGGAATCCCTCGCGGCGAACTCCATTCGCGACTTCGAAAAGTCCCGCGCCAAACTCACCTCCCAACGCGCGCAACTCGAACGCCTGATCGGCCGGTTCAAGCGCCGCGGCACGGCCAACGCCAAGGCAAAGCGCACCGACCCGCCCGAGCCCAACCAGCTCGAAGCGATCGTGCGCGGCACCATGGCCGGGCTCGACTCCGCCATCACCCAGCTCGACGGCAAGATCGCCAAGTTCCGCGAAGCAATCGAGGTCATCAAAGCCTACGACTTCACTGCTGACCCTCGCCGCATGCAGGCGTTCGTGCAAGTCTTCAACGCAGGCAGCGGCACGGGGAATTCCGCATGGTAACGCCCACCCAAACCCACTGCACCTGCTGCGGCCAACCCTTCCCCGCCGCCTATCACGGCGTCCTTTGCCTCGACAACATCGTGACCCGCGGCGGCTTCCCGGCCCCGATAAAACTCACCCAGCTTGAAGCCGACATTTTCACCGCCCTCAACAAACGCTTCAGTCGCGCCGTCTCCTCCGACGCCATCATCGGCGTGATCTATTCCACGCGCTACGAGCCCGAATACCCGCTCTGGACCGTGCGCGTGCGCATCTCGTCCCTGCGGCGCAAAATCGCGCCGCTCGGCCTTGTCATTATCACCACGCACGGCGTCGGCTACACTCTCGCCGCGGTTCCACCGAAGGAGGTTTCCAATGCTTCGCCAGCTTCTCAACTTCCTCTGGCCCACCACAGCGTTTGATCCCCACATCCTGCGTCGCTCCCCGACCCCGGACGCGCATATGATCGTCACCTCCGACGGCATTTGGTTCCTCTCGGGCCCGATGCAGACTCTCGTGCAATTCTCCGGCGCGATCTCGCGCATCCAATCCCAGCCCGAACTTCCCTTGACAGCCGACGTCGCCGCGATCGGTTCGAGCATGACGCTCTTGGCCGAGCGTGTTAGACAAGCGGCCTGATTTCAACAACCGAAGGAGCCTCCCCAATGGCCGACCAAGACACCAAACCCCAGCCGCCAACTCCGCCGACCAGCGCCCCGGCCGCCATGACGCAAAAACCCTCCCCCGGCCGCATCGTCATTTTCCGCGAGGCCGGCCAAGCCGACTGCCCGGCGATCGTGTGCAACGTTCACTCCCCGGAGCGCGTCGACCTCATGATCTTCTCCATGGCCTTCGGCGCCCAGCGCCGTACCGACGTGATGCTCGACCAGGGCCAGGGCGCGTCGAAAATGTGGCTCTGGCCGCCGCGCGTCTGATCACACCAGCCAGCTAAAGGAGAACACCCATGGAAGAAATCAAACGCCCATTCGACGGCGACGTCGCGGCCGAGCGCAAATTCCTCGCCTCTCTGCGCGTCGCGCTCAAGCCCTCCGACGGCAACGCCTGGCGCGGCGCCGGCCGCGAACCCGGCACGCCGGGGTATGCGAAGGTGCTTGAAATGCGGAAGGCCAAGAGCGCATGAGCAGCGACATCAAAGAAAAGCTCAAAGCCGCTGCGGGGCTCGTGATTTTGCTCGCGGTTCTTGCGGGGCTTATTCACGGGTGCTTGTCATGACGAAGGTTATCGAAAGACCGAAGCAAGAGACGCTGACGAGGCCGCCGGGGAAGTGGTGGAATTGGTGGAAAACTCGTTCACCTTGGCGAGTCAAGGGGACGGAAAAAGTCTTTATGCCGGGGATGGTTCACCCGTCTCAGCATGGGCCTTGGCCGACGAAGGAGATTGCCGAGCAGCGGGCGATTGAATGGCTTAATGGGACAAGTTCACTAGGAAAACCCAATAACGAACTAGATGAGTACCTCGGCGCCTACCCGGAAGGCGAACGCCCGTGAGCCGCAAGCCCACCAAGCACACCGACCCCCGGACATTCTCCCGGCCGGCGGACAAACCCCCAGCTCAAGCTCCCGCCAATCCGGGGCTCGTGGCCGCGGGGCCTAGTTCCGATCCCCAGCCCGCCGTCGCCGCAGCCGCGCCCGCCCCGGTCAAAATCATCTGCGCCACCTGCGCCTACGGCCAAGACCTCTCCCTTGCCAAGCTGCGCCGCTGTCGCGCCAACCCGCCCCAAGCCCACTACCTCTCGCGCTTCTACGGTGAAGATCAAACCGCCGGGGTGCACGCGCTCGCGATGTGGCCGCAGGTCAAGGACGACGATTCCTGCGGCGCGTGGCAGTCGATGGACGCTTGATGTCTACCAACGCCATCGTCCCGCAAAACTCCCCTTTCGCCGGCAAGCGCTGGATCGAACTCTTCGAAGCCTTCGTCTCCGAACTCCGCATCGACACCAAGGAACTCGTCGAGCGGGATTCCCGCGGCTCGTTCTTCGACCTCTGGCGCTCCCAGCGCATGTACTTGGAAGAACTCGCGGCGGGGCTAGAATCCGGTCAGCGCTCCTTCTGCTTTCTCAAATCCCGCCAATGCGGCGTCACCACGATCTCCCTCGCGATCGACGTGTTCTGGCTCGCCATGTTCCCCGGCACCCGGGGGGCGCTCGTCACCGACTCCGACGCGAACCGTTCGAAATTTCGCATCATCCTCAAAAACTACATCGCCTCGTTCCCGCGCAGCTTCTTCGGCTCCTCGTTTGGGATCAAAAAAGGCAAGGACAACAAAGACTTTATCCACTTTACCAACGGCTCGACCCTCGACTTCCTGGTCGCGGGCAAGAAGAAAAACGAAACCCTCGGCGAGGGCTCCGGCTACTCCTTCATGCACTCCACGGAAACCGCCAACTACGGCTCTCCGAAAGGTCTGCAATCCTTTCGCGAAACCCTCTCCGACACCAACCCCCTGCGGCTTTACATCTACGAGTCCACCGCCAAGGGCCACAACCACTGGAAGACCATCTACGAAGAACATCTCCGCGACACCGTCACCAAGCGCGCCGCCTTCATCGGCTGGTGGGCCAAAGACCTCAACACGCTCCGCCGCACCGGCCCCGCGCCCGAACCGCGCCTCTTCCACATCTACGGCTCCCAGCCCCCGTCCCCGGAAGAACGCGAGAAAATGAAACTCGTGCTCCAGCGCCATGGCGTGCAAATCACCCAAGAGCAACTCGCCTGGTATCGCTGGCGGCAATCCGACGAATCCTCCACCGACGACGACCTCGAACAAAACCAGCCCTGGTACGACGGCGAAGCCTTCGTTCTTTCCGGCTATTCCTTTTTCCACGCACGCACGCTCGCCAAAGACCTCGAACGCATCTCCAATCAACTCACCACGCTCCCCGACGGCACCACGCGCCGGGGCGTGCTCTACGAGGGCTATCGCTTCCTGCTCTCCAATCAATTCCTCGAATCGCGCATGGAGTCCGTCCTGCGCGACAAAACCCTCGTCGAACTCCGCGTCTGGGAGCACCCCGAGCCCCTCGGCGTCTACGCGATCGGGGTCGACCCGGCTTGGGGCCGCGACGGCCAAGGCGACAACGCGGTGATCTCCGTGTGGCGCGGCTACGCGGACTGCCTCGTGCAAACCGCCGAGTACGCCGCGAACATGCACGACACGCGCCAGGTCGCTTGGGTGCTCGCCTATCTCGCGGGCGCCTATCGCAACTGCCACATCAACATCGAAATCTCCGGCGGCGTCGGCCTCGCCGTCATGTCGGAATTCAAATCCCTGCGCAACCAACTCCAAATGCGCTACCTCGACGACGAAGGCAACAAGCGCCGCGAGCAGGACTGGTCCGACTTCCTCGCCAATGCGCGCTGGTTCCTCTACCGCAAATACGACTCGGTCATGTCGGGGTCCAACACGACCCAATTCAACACCACGCGCGATCTCAAATGGGCGATCCTCAACCAGCTCCGCGACACCCGGAACAAAGACGAACTCATCATCAACTCCAAGCCCTTCACCGAAGAACTCCTCGCCGTCGTCCAAGACAACGACTCCGGCGGTCTGGGCGCTCCTGCCGGCGCGCACGACGACCGCGTCATGGCCGCGGCGCTTGCCAATCGCACCTGGATCGACATGCTGAGGCCCTCCCTAGTCGCCCAGGGCGCGACCTACGCCGCGATTCAATCCGGGCAGTTCTACGACGAGGACGCCGAGCCCGGGATGAAATCCTTCATCGGGAAACTCGTCACGGGGCACTTCAAGCGCGCCGAGGAGCTTGACGAAGTCCAGCGCGAAGAGAACTATGCGCCGAAGTGGCTGCGCGACCGCGGCTTGGCCTAATACAGGGACACAATGACAGTCGAAGCACCAGCCCCCGCCCACCTCACCGCCAAGCGCTACCGCTTGCGCTGCCAATGCACGCGCTGTTCCCACATCTATTCCAAGGAACTTTCCGAGCGCGCCTATCTCGACATCATCGCGGGCAACCGCGCCGACCCGCCGTGCCCGCGCAAAGCCTGCCGCGAAGCCCTGCGCCAGGAAGAAATCGTCCGCGAGGCCCGCAACATGGCTGGGATCATCTCCTCTCAGCGCGCGCCCGGGCGCGTCGGCTCCACCCTGGCCCGCGCCGTGGACCTCACCGCCAACATCACCATGGCGGATCACAACCTCACCAACCTCCGCGACGACAACCGCCCTGGCGAGACCTCCGTCCCCAAGCTCCCGCCCGCGCTCCAAACCCAAGCCGATCAATTCTTCGGGGCCTCGCGCCAGATCGCGCCCGCCAACCCGCAGCTCGCGGCCAAGCTCGACGGCTTCAAAACCATGGTGAACTCCGGCGCGCTCGCCAATCAACCCGACGCGCGCGCGGTGGACGCGATGCTGTCCAACGCGCCTAAACCTCGGTTCAAAATCATCGGGGAGCATCGCGGTTAACGCGATCGTCCCGCAAGTCGCGGCGGAATTCATAACAGCGTTCATGGAAGCAAAACACCCGAATTTCACCCTCGCCGCCGAATAGTGCTAACCTCCCCCAATGGCCCTTCGCATCCCAAAACGCGGTCTCGCCGGTTGGTGCTCCGAAATCGTCGCCTCCTGTAGCGCCTCCCAGCACCGGCGCATCGATCGCGGCAACTACTACAACCAGCTCTACCTCTCGGGCGCGATCGACGGTTCGACTTCGACCTTCAACAAAACCAACGTTCACATATCCAATCTATCATCCTATCTCTACAGCCCGGTCGAACTGCGCTTCTCCCTCAAGCCGGAAGACCCGACCCAGCCCGACCAGCGCGCCATGGCCTCCGGGGCCTCTTCCCTGCTCCACCGCGAACTGCGCCGGGGCAACGTCGACATGGCGATCGACGACGTCACGGTTCAATCCCTGATCAAGGGCAAAGCCTTCCTGCAACTTCTCTACACCGACACCGGCTTCGAGCCCTACGTCCTTATGCCCGAACTCATGGGTGTGCTCCGCGAAGACCTGCCCATGCTCGACCGGCAGGAAGCCTTCTTCTTTTCCACCTACCTAACCCCCGGGCAATTCGAACTCCTCGTCGCCAATCATCCCGATCGCGACGAACTCCTGCGCAAGGCCAAGCGCTATGCCATGGCCCCCAACCAAATCACCGCGCCCGACAACATCAACGTTCTCAAAACCATCGTCCAAGGCGGCGGTTGGGGCACATCCCCGGTGCGCGGGCCCGACCAATCCGCCAATCCAAACCGCGGCATCGTCGACTGGCTCACCGCGCCCGAGCCGCAATTCGCGCCCGAAGTTCTCCAATCTCTCCTGCGCCTCGACGAAATCTGGGTTCAAGACGCCGAGATGGGCGATTGGACGACCCTCCAAACCGTCGGCGACGACATGGTGATCGAGGGCAAGTACATCCATCGCAATCTCTTCGCCGATCCGATGTACATCACGGACAAAGAGTTGCTAAAACGCTCCAAGGACACCAACCCGCTCGCGGGCCATCACCCGTTCATCGAATTTTGCCCGAACCCTATCCACAATTACTTCTGGGGCCGCTCGGAAGTCTTCAACGTCGCCCTCCTCCAACTCGCGCTCAACGCGCGCATCGACGGGATCAACGCCCTTCTCCGCCGCCAGGAAGACCCGCCCTACAAATTCACCGGCTCGAAGAACATCAACCAAACCATCCTCGCCAAGCTAAAAAAACCCGGTGGGTTCTTCTCCGACTCCGACCCGACCGCCAAGGTCGAATCCCTCGCGCCCGAACTCCCCGGCGATCTCTGGGGCGACGTGCACGAACTCGAACGGCGCTTCGACGAAATGGGCGGCTTCACCGCCACGATGCAGGGCCGCGGCGAAGCCGGCGTGCGCGCGCGCGCCCAGGCCGAAACGCTCATTCGCACGGGCTCCCCGCGATTCAAAACCCGCGCCCTGCGCATCGAGCGCGCCATCGAGGAAACCGGCGGGCTCATGCTCGACACTCTCAAGGCCCGCTACACGCGCAAGGTCGCGGCTTGGGCGAAACCTTCCGCCGACGAACTTGCCGCCGCGCCGCAATCCTGGTGGAAGAACTTCTGGGTCGCGCCGGCCCCCGGCATGAAGCGCATCGAATTTCTCATGGCCGACATCCCGCCGGAGTGGTCGGTGCGCGTCGATTCCCACTCCTCTTCGCCCGCGTTCTCCTACGAGTCCAAGGAACTTGCCTTCGCGCTCGCCAAGTCCGGCGCGATCGGCGCCGAGGACTTGATCATGCTCACTCACCCGCCGCATGAGGAAGCGCTCGCGTTGCAAGCCGAAACACGCGAGATCGCCAAGCAAGCGATGATCGAAATGAATCCGTCGCTTCTTCTCACCTCGGGCAAGAAAAAATAACCCGCGCCGTCTCGATTTGACTTCTCTCCCTATGTCCCTGTAAATTCCCCCTCCAACGGCACGGCCCGCCAAGACCCGTTGCCATGAAGGATCGCCCGGAGCGGGGGTGTTTTTCGGCCCAGGGACGTTCTCCCCCTTGAAGCCGCGAAATCGCTCCGGGCCCCTTTATCCTCTTGGTTCGAGTTTGCCTTTCGATGGCCGAAGACATCGCGCCGCCCGCTCCTGCTCCCGCCGCTCCGGCCGGGCCTCCGATGCCGCCCGCCGGCGGGGCCAACTCCATGAGTGGTCTGCTCTCCAAACTAATGCCGCAGCCCGCGGGCTTGGGCGGCCTCTCCGCGCCCCAAGGCAATCCCGGCTCGGTCGCACAATCGATGCTCAAGGTCCGCTCGATCATCAAGCAGCTGGAGGAAGTCCTCCCGGGCATCCCGATGGAATCCCCCTTGCACGAGAAAGTCCTTTCCTCGGTCAAGGGTCTCCTCTCCGCGATGCCGGACGAGAACCCTGATCTCGCCGGGCCGCAGTCGATGGCTCTTTTGAACGTCCTGCGCCAATCCTCGATGAATGCGCCGAACCAAATGCTCGCCCGTCTTGGTGGCGGCGGGCCTGCGGGCGGTGCTCCACAAGCCGGTGCCCCGATGGGCATGGCGTAACGCAAGGAGAATCCCAATGGCTGGTCCCAATTACAACGCACCCGGCAAGTTCCCGGGCCCGTACATGAACGACGTCAAAAAGGACGATTCCGTCATGGAATACGTCCCGATGGACGACATGGGAATCGGCGCGCGCCGCTCCGGCCTCCCGTCCCAGTCCGACGTCAAGCGCGATTCCATGTCGATTCAACACGTCGGCGGCTCGGCCGGGCAAAAGGGCTAATCTCCAATGCCCGAGCCCCACGATATCGTCGAAGTCACCGCGGCCGAACTCGCCAATCTCAAGCGCGCCAAGGGCCTGCTCGACCGCCTCTACTCCGACAAGGACAACGGCCCCGCCACGCGGCGCGCGCTCAAGAAAATCGACCCGACTCTCGCCATCCCGGACGACGTCGCCGAGGAATACGCCGCGCCCCTCAAGGCCGAGAACGACGCCCTCAAAAAGCGCCTCGACGACCTCGCCAAATCGGTCGACGAGGATCGCGCCAAGCGCAAGGACGAAGACGACCTCGCCGAGATGCACCGCAAGATCGATTCCGTCGTCGCCAAGCGCGGCCTGACCGACGAGGGCCGCGCCGGCCTGATCGAGACCATGCAGAAACGCCAGATCGCGGACGCTGAGGCGGCGGCGCTCGTCTATCTCGACACGCTCCCCAAGGCCAAGCCCGCGCGCGCCGCGTCTCCCCTTCCGCAGGCGTTCAACCTCATGCAGGTGAACAACGCCAAGGACAAGACCGACGAATCGGTTCAAGCCTTCTGGGACAACCCGCTCGCCGCCATGGAGAACGAAGCCATCGCCGTGCTCAACGAAGACGCGGCGTGATCCTCGCAACCGCCATCTGATTGGAGACTGAAAAATGCCCGCTCTTACCACCAACGCACCGATCAGCGGCGGTATCGTTCCGAACGGCCTAACCGGCAACCAGCTCGCGGCGATCACGCGGCGCGCGGTGATCCCGTCGATCTTCGTGCAGCTCTATCAATCCCACCCGCTGTTCTCGCTGCTTCTTTCCAACGCGCAGCGCGCGCGCGGCGGCCTTTCGCAAATCACTTTCCCGGTGCAATCGACCAACTTCAACCAATTCTCCTGGTCGAACTACGTCGGCAACTTCAATATGCCCTCCGAGAACGCGGCGCTGCAAAATGCCCAGTTCAACCTCAAGCTCGGCCTCGTCCCGATCGGCTTCTTCGGCATGGAGGCCCTCGTCCAGTCCTCGGAAGTCATCATCCCGAAGCTCCGGGCCGTAACCTCCGACGCCGCGGTCGTCATCAAACAAGCCCTCGCGACGTCGATCTACGCGAACAACTACGCCACGCCCGACCGGATCGACTCCCTTTACCAAGCCTACGACGACGGCACGAACGCCACGACCTACGGCGGGATCACGCGCACGGGCAACTCCTGGTGGCAGGGCCAGCTCTACGCCTCGGCCGGCTCGATTTCGAACCGCCAGGGCATGGCGGTCGCGCTCACCAAGGTCATGACAGCCTCCGGCGGCGAGTCCCCCGACTACGCGGTCATGAACCCGGCCGACTGGGCGACGCTCATGTCGGACTTCATGAACTACGAACTCTATCAGACCGGCCCACGGCTCAAATACGGCAAGGACGACTCCGTCAACGCAGGCTTCCGCGCCGTGCGCGTGCTCGACACGCCGATCTTCCCCGATCCGTTCTGCCCGCGCGGCGAGATGTACGCGATCAACTCCCGCTACCTCGCCATGTATCTCAACGAGTACGCGCCGTTCGTCTTCTCCGGGTTCGAGTCCACCATCCCGCTCGGTCAGATCGCCTCGGTCGGCGTCCTGATCGTCGTGCTCAACATGGTTTGCTCGAAGCCCATTTCCGGCGCGCATTTCACCGGCATCACGGGCGCATCGTTCACCGTCAACGGCCCGGCAACGGGCGTCTGATTTCATCAGCTCCTTGACTTAGGAAAGGAACACTCAAATGCCTCTCGCAATCGGCGCTCAAGGAGTTGCAACCGGACTCCGCGGCAACGCCACCAACATGATCACGCTCGCGGCCGGGAACACCTTCCTCGTCCCCGGCGGCGCCTGGAACGTCCGGCTCGGGCCCTATCTGACCCTGCAAGAATGGGACCCGCAGCTCCTCGTTTGGATGAACATCGGCGCCGACGGCGGCGCGCCCGGCTCGGCCGGCGGCGGCCCGCAGCGCTTCATCAACTCCGACGGGATCAACTTCCGCATCGCCAACCAGACCGGCTGCGTCGTCGGCGCGCTCATCACCACGGCGGGCTCGGGCTACACCAACGGCATCAACGCCGGGTTGACTTGCGCCTCGGACGGCGGCTCCCCGACCTTCACCACGATCGTCGGCGGCGCGGTCAATACCTCGGTCACGATCACCGACGGCGGCACGAACTACGACTACGCCCCGATCCTGGTCGTCTCGGCCCCGCCTCCGGGTGGCATTCCCTGCACCATGACCTGCACGATCTCCGGCGGCATCATCAACGCCGTCACGGTCGTCAACCAAGGCGCCGGCTACACGACCGCGCCCACGATCACCGTGGTCCGCGATCCGCGCGACGACTCCGGCCAAGACGCGGTCCTCACCGCAGCCCTGACCGGCTCGGGCACGCTGACCGGCCTTCTCGTCACGAACCACGGCACGGCGGTTACGTCCATTCCCGCGCTGACGTTCACGGGCGGCGGAGGCTCATCGGCCGCCGCGACCGCCGTCATGTGCTGGACTCTGACCGCCTATGTCGTCGTGACCGCCGGTTCCGGCTACGCGGGCGCTCCGATCGTGACGGGCGTCGGCGGCTTCCCGACCTCGGCCGCGGCCTACACCAACCCTGCGACCCAGCGCCAGCTCGTGCGCGAGCGCCCGGCCTGGATTCGCGCGGCGCTCTCCACCGTGACTATCACGGCCACGGGCCAGGTCGTGGACGACGGCGGCATCTACGCGGGGGTTCCGACCGCGCTCCTGCTCTCCGACAACGTCGCGACCCTCACCACGGCGGCTGGCCTGACCTTCACCGTCGGCGGGGCCGCGTCGAACTTCTGGCTCAACCCGGCCTGATCGCCTCTCGGGTGTTAAAAGGGAAGGCCGCGCCCTAACAAGGCGCGGCTTTTTTGCTAGGATCATGGGATCATGCTCTCGACCTACATCACCCAGACCCGCGAACTGCTCCACGACACGAACGGCACCTATTGGACCGACGCGCGCCTGATCCGCTTCATCAATCTCGCGCGCTCCAAGATCGCCGAAGAATACGGCTGCATCCGCAAACTGATCCCAGGCACGAAGGTCGCGGGTTCTTCGGCCGTCCCGGGCGCGGCCTACCCCGGCGCCACGACGCCCAACTCCACCGACACCGCCTTCCAGACCATCGCCAACACCGAGCGCTATGCCTTCTCCTATGCCAACCCCTATGCGCGGCAATTCTCCGGGGTCAGGGCGATCTCGGACGTCATCTCCGTCTCGATCTCCTGGTCCGGCGACTCCTCCCAGACCGGCATTCTCCGCCCATCCCTCGCCTGGATGCCGTTCGAAGACCTCCAAGCCTATTACCGCTCGTACACCCTCGCCCTCAACTTCCCCTCGATCTGGTCGACCCAGGGCGACGGCCAACGCGGTGAAGTCTTCCTCTATCCGATCCCGGCCCAGGCGCTTGAAATGGAGTGGGATTGCTTCTGCGTCCCCAAAGACATTTTCACCAACGACGACTATGAAGCCCTCCCCGCGACCTTCACCGAGAACGTCCAATTCTACGCGGCCCACCTCGCCTATCTCGGCATGCAACGCGCCGGGCAAGCCGATCTCATGCTGCAACTGTTCGAGAAGAACTGCGGCATCGCGCGCGGCGCGGCCGATCGGGGCAAGACGCAACGTTTCTATTGGTGACGCCGCACAATGGCCGACGATCGCGCAATCCGCCAACTCTCCGCCAAGGAAGCCGACACGCTCGGACTTCCCCCAGGCTACAAAGAATTCTCCCCATTCCCCTTCGCGGGGATGAACTACAACGACGCCAAATACGCCGTCCAAGACCAAGAATTCGTCTGGATGGAGAACATCATGCGGGAATCCTCCGGGTTCCTGCACTCGATCCCCGGCCCTAACGCCACGCCGCTCTACACGGCCACGGGCGGCCGGACGATTCTCAATTTCTTCTTCTTCGACCTCGGCCTCAACTCCTACTGTGCCGTGTTCTTCTCCGATGGCACTGCGGTGCAAGTCGACACCGCCACGCTCGCCGTGACCGACATCTCCACCGTCACGGGGACATTTTACGACACCACCTACGCCGACACGAAGCCCGCTTGCGCTGCCTGGGGCTCCAAATACCTCTTGATCTCGAACAACAAAAACACCACCGACTATTGGATTTGGGACGGGGCGATCCTCTACACCTCGGGCACGCTCGCGCCCGAGGTCACGATCACCGGCACGGGCTCCGGCTACGACGGCTCGCAACCCACGATGACGGCCTACGGCGGCCACGGCACGGGGGCGACATTCACCGCGACGATCTCGGCCGGCGGCGTGGTCCGGCTGGTCATCACGGACCCGGGCAGCGGCTATCTCCCGGGGGAATTCGTCGGGGTTCAATTCGATGGCGGTGGTTCTCCCGATACGGGAGTTATAGTCACAGGACGTCTTGCTTCCACAACCGTCAATGTGATCGAGGTCGTCGATGGCGGCCACGGTTACACGGCCGCGACGGTCGCGGTCACGGGCGGTGGAGGGTCCGGTTGCACGGCCACCGCCGCCGTCTCAAACGGCCGCGTCGTTTCCGTCACCGTTACTGCGGCAGGCTCGTCGTTCGAAACCGCCCCGGACGTCGCGATCTCCGGTGATGGTGTCGGCGCCAAGGCTGCGGCGTATCTTTTGCCCGGTCGAATCGCAAATGCTACTATCACCGACGCAGGTGCGGGCTTCTGGCTTCCTCCGGTTGTCGTTGCGGAGGGCGGCGGTTATCTGGTCAGGGGTCTTTACGAATGCGCGCTGACGGCCACGGATGTAAATGAAGTTCGCGTTCTTGATGCAGGCGACCTTTATACGGGAACCGCGAATGCGACAATCGATAACACAGGTTCTAGCGGTATTGGGCTCACTGTGAGCGTGAACATGCTTCAGGGTCATGTTCGCCGCGTTAACGTCACTGCTGGAGGCGGCGGCTATATTTATCCACCCCTCATCTACTCCACAGGGACGATCGCGACCGGCGGCAGACTCGCCACTTTCCAAGCCTACCTAACGCCTACGACCGTTAACACGGCAGTCGTCAGCAATTTCGGCGAAGGCTACACATCTGCTCCGACGGTACTTCCCGATTCTGGCTTCAATAATGCCGCTACGGCTGTTTGTGAAGTCATGCCCTTCGGCGTCTCGGGCGCGGCGATCGAAACCTTCCAATCCCGCGTGTGGCTCGCCTACCCCCGCGCCAAAAACACCACCGACCCTTCCACGGGCGGCGAGATCGTCGTCTCCGCGCCCTCCTCGATCAGCAATTTCAACATCTCCGACGGGGCTGTTCTCTTCTCCAACACCAACTCCGTCCTGCGCGGGCGTTACGTCGCGATGCGCCAAGTCAACGGCTATCTCTATTCGATCGGCGATTCCTCCGTGGACGTCATATCCAACGTTCAAACCTCCGGCGATCCCGTCATCACCACATTCAACGCGCAAAACATCGACCAGGAAGTCGGCACGACCTATCGCGACACGGTCCAGGTCTTTGGGCGCACCGTTCTCTTCGGCAACCAAAACGCGATCTTCGGCATCTACGGCGGCGCGGTCACGAAGCTCAGCGACAAATTCAACAAACTCTTCGACGTCATCGTCACGCCGGAAGACGGCGGGGTCGAGCCCTCCTCGGCCTCCTCCCTGATCCACAACATAAAATGCTATCTCTACAACTGCACGATCACGGACCCGTTCACTTCCACCGAGCGCAACGTCATGTTCGGCTGGAACGAGAAAGACTGGTTCATCGCCTATCAAGGCAGCAACCTCACCTTCATCGGCACGCACATCGTCGAATCCGACATCCAAGCCTACGGCACCGACGGTTCCACGATCTTCCGCCTCTTCGACACCCCATCCGCCACACTGGAAAAAGTTCTCATCACCAAGCAATACGGCGCGCAGAACTTCGATATCCTCAAAGTCGCGTTCAACGTCAATCTTCACGGCGAAGACCTCTCGTCCAACGCGGCCGGGTTCGAATGCTCGGTCGTGTTCAACTGCGAACAAGTCACCGCGGCGCTGCAATCGGCCGATCTCACCCTTCCCAAGCCGTTCACCGAGGCCGCGGCCGACGCACGGTCTTATTTCCTAGGCGCCACTCTCGGCTCGACATCGCCCGATTTCGTGATCTACAATCTCTCGATCGGCTACATGGATGAACAAGGCCCGATCGGCTCGATCGAGGGGATCAATTCCCCGGCGGCCTCATAAGGAGAATCCCGTGCCCAAGACCATCTCCCAGCGCGGCAAGCTCAACATGCCCAACCCGATCGAATCCGGCGAGATGCGCGACGAAATGCACTTCGAACGCATGGTCGACGCGGGAGAAAACCCCAACGGCGTCGTGATGGTCACGCCCAACACCGATCAGATCGGCGAAGACTATCTCGGTCGGCAGCAATGGACCTACGGCAACCGCGACGGCGAACGCTGGCGGGCATTCGGCGCCGACCCGATGGACCCGCCCTCCGCCGTTCCCGAAACCACGCCGATGCCGCGCCGGTCAAAGCGCCGCTGATCCCATGCAAAGCGTGTTGATGGAAATTCCGCTCACGCCGCAGCAGTGGGCGATCTGGGCATTTCATCACGCGCTGTCTCACAAGGCGATCATCGACGGCGTCTTCGCCCGGGATCAAATCCACCTCCAAGAATACCTTCTCGACCCGATCCCCGACGTCGCGTCGTTCGAGATCAAAGCCTGGCTCGAAAACCACCAACAAGCCCACTCGGCGTTCAACGCGGTCCTGGGCACGGCGGTGCTCGATCTCTCCACGGTGGATTTGACCGACGAAAGCCAGCGCCGGGCGTGGATATTTCTCAACTGGCAGTCGCACGTCGCGGCGGATTCCACGCTTGGGATATAGGGACATAATGCTATGGAAAACACTGTTAGCCTAAACGAAGCGCGGGCGATTCGCGCCGACGACAACAAACTCTGGACGCCGGAAGATTGCATTGCCGCCGTTCTGCGCGATATCCGCAACGGCGAAATCAAGCCCTCGCGTATAATCGTCGTCTACGAAGAAGACTTCCCCAACGACGGCGGGGGCCGCATCTCGGCCTATCGGGCCAACATGACGCGGCACGAGGAAGTCGCCGTACTGTCGATGAAACTCCACTTCTCGATGCACGGCTGGATGATTCAAAGTGATGAACCATGAAATCCGCATCGCCACTCCCGCCGATATCGAAACGATCATGGACATCGCGCGCCAGGCTTATGGCGACCGTGACTGGGTCGCTGCCCGTCGCTGGGCCGAAGAGGCTTTGGCGAGTTCGAGCACCATCTGTTTCCTCGGGCGACGTACTTTCGCTTTTGCTCAGGTCCAACGGATGTTCTGGGATACACAGCCACGGGGCTGGCTATTGTTCTTCGCTGCACGCCGAGGAAGTGACTTGGAGCCTATGGCCGTTCTCCGCGCAGTGGGTCGGTGGGCTCGCGCGCTAGGGGCGGCCACGCTGGAATGCGGCAGTGAGACCGTCTATGATCTCCAGCCGTTCCTACGCCGCCTCGCGGGTCGCGACCCGTCGCGGCTCGAACGCTACGAACTCTATCGCGTGAGGATTTAACCATGCCGCCAGCCATTCCAATGCTCGTCGGGGCCCTTGGCGCCGAACTCCTCCCGGCGCTTCTCGGCCCCACCCTCCTCGGCCTCGGCACCAGCACCGTCGGCGGCGCGCTGGGCGGCGCCTTGGCGGGGGGCTTGCTCAACGAAGACGACCCGCTCATGGGCGCGGCGCTCGGCGGCCTCTCCGGGGGCTTTGCTGGACCCGGCTTGGGTGAACTCGGCGGCTCCCTGATCGGCGGGATCGACGACCTCCTCACGGGCGTGGGCACCGTCGCGACCGGTGCGCCGACCTCAATCCTTCCCGCTGCCGGCGTAGGCTCTGGGATCGACGCAGCTATGGCGGCGGGCACCGCAGGCGGCACGGGAGGCGCGGCTGCCCTAGCCGCTCCGGCCGCCGCGGCGGGCACCCCCAGCGCAACCGGCGCGTTCGACGCCGGGTTCGGGAGCATCGGCGCGGCCGGCGGCCCGTCCAGCGGTATCGACGCGGCCTTTGCCACTCCGGCCGCCGATCTGGGCTCCGTAGGCGACGCGGCGCTCGGCAGCGGCACGGCTCTGGCCGGTGGAGGAGCCGGTTCCGCCGCAGCCACGGCGGGCGATCTCGCCGGCACGGCCGCCGACACAGCCAAGGAAGGCTTCGGCCTCAAAGACCTCGCCCTCCCGCTCGCCGCGGCCGGGCTCACCATGGCAGGCGGCCAAGGCGGCGAACTCCCCGGCGAAGCGGCTCTGCGCGAGCAGGCCAAATCTCTCCAGGCCCAATCCACCCAGCTCCGCTCCGGCCAGCTCTCCCCGGCGATCCAATCCGGGCTGCGCTCCGCCTCCGAAGCCGCCAAAGCCTCGATGCGCTCGATGTTCGCCTCAAAAGGCATGTCGGGTTCCTCGTCCGAGGTCGCGGCCCTGGCCGACATCGACCAAACCGCGACGTTCCAAGGCGCCCAACTCGCCCAGCGCATGATCGAGACCGGGATCAACGAAGCCCAGCTCTCCACGCGGCTCTACGCGGCGTTGATGCAACAAGCGCTCGAACGGGACCAGCAACTCGGCTCGGCGATCGGCTCGTTTGCCACGGCGCTGGCAGGCGGCAATCCGTTCGCCAAAGCTGCGTGAGGAACCCGCCATGGCCGATGCCGCCCTCGCCTCCCCGCTCACCTCGGCGTTCAAACCTCCCGGCGGCACGCTCGACGACGCCATGGCAGGATCGAAATCGGCCGTCGACAAATTGCTGGAGACCACGGAGAAATCCCGCGAGGAACTGAAAACACGCACCGAGCCTCTGCTCGCCGACATCTCCAAGGGCCGCGAGGAAGCACGCGGCCTCGTCCCGCCCAAGCTCGCTGAAATCCCTCCGGCGCCGCAAGCCACCTCGCGCAATCCGATCGAAGCCTTTGGCTCACTCGCCTCGACCCTCGCGATCTTCGGCTCGATGATGACGCGCCAGCCGCTCACCAACGCGCTCAATGCCGCGGCGGGCGTGATGAACGCTTGGAAGGCTCAAGACCGCGAGACTGCGCAAAAGGAATTCGACGTCTGGAAAGCGAACATCGACAACGCCAAGACGCTGTTCTCCTGGCAGCAAACCAACTACGCCAACGAACTCAAGCGCATCGACACCGATGTGGACGGGGCGTTGAAGAACATCCAGGCCCTCGCGGCCGTCTACAAAGACGACGTCACCGCGCAACTCGCCGCGACGAAGCAAGTCGACCAGTTGTTCAAGAACCAAGCCGCCATGGACAAGCTCATGGGGGATTTGACGACGAAGCAAGACGACTTGATCCGGTTGCAGAATTTCCAAATGGCGGTGAGCGAAAAGGAAGCCGAACTAAAGCGTCCGCTCAACGCGCAGGAACGCGGCGAGTTGACCGCGAAATATCTCAGCACGGGCGCAGGCGCGGCCACAACGATCTCTAAAGACTCCGCCCGCCTTGCCGCGCAAGGGCTTCTCGCGGGCGACCCGACGCTCGTTCAAGGCTTGGGACGTTCCGGCGCGAACAAAGGCGCCGTGATGGATGCACTTGGCACGTTGATGGAAGAACAGGGCATCCCGGAGAACGAGCGCGGCGTCTACATCGCCAACGCGCGCGCGGCCTTCGAAGGCTTCAAAACCGTCTCGCGCGAGACCGCCCGCCTCGCTTCGAAATTCGCCATGTTCAAAGGCAACGCCGAAGCCATCGCGGACGAAGTTCTCCGCACATCCGACAAATACGAGCGCTTCGGCAGCATGACGCTCAACAACGCCTTGACCGCGATCGGCAAGGAATTCGGCGACGAGGCCGTCGCGGAGTTCGAAGTCGCGCTCAACACGTTCTCGTTCGAGTACGGCCGCGCGCTGCAACAGGTCGGCGTCACGACCGACTCCTCGCGCGAACACATCCGCGAGATGTTCTCGCGCAACATGACGATGGATCAAATCCGCGCGGCCATCAATCAAGCCAAGCGCGAGATGGGCCTGATCGGGACGAACATCGGCAATGTGAAAGGCTTGCTGTTCAATATGTGGAAGGCTACCACGCCGAATGTCGCGCCTGCATTCCGCCCAGGCTCCCCGGCCGATGCGGGGAAGTGGCCCGAGGGCCAAGACCCCAACGCGCCGGCCGCGCCCGCGAAACCCGCCCCGGCCCAGCCGCAAAAATCCGGCGCCGCCGTCCCGGGCGTCGAGCCCGCCAAGATCGTCCCCACCAAGGCAGGCAACAAAGCCCAGATCGGCTTCGAATCCCCCGAGTATCTCGCCCCGCCGCCCAAAGCCTCGGGCGAGGCCGCGATGGAGCCCGCGCCGCAAGCCACCACGCCGCTTGGCGGGGTTGCGCGGCCTGGCACCGCTCCCCAGGTCTTCCCCCTCCCGCCGACGCCAAACCCGGCTGTGCTCGTCAACGGCCGCGCCTATAAGCTCCCCAACGGCGAGGTCCGCTACTACGACGCGGCAACGGGAAAATTCTACCTCAAGCCGCGGGGAGCGCCGTAATGGCCGATCAAGGACTGTCGCTCGAAGAAGCCTATGCGACCAAATCGCCAGCGCCTTCTCCTCCGACGTCTCCTGCCTCTGCTCCTTCGCTGGAAGACGACGCTGGGCTGAGTCTGGAGAGCGTCTACCAAGCCCAGAAGCCCACGATCGTGCAGCGCCTCGCCGGGGCGCCGGAGCGCATCCTGCGCGCCTATGGAGAATTCGTCGATCAATTCCTCACGCCGTCGAACTGGGTCGACACCGCGCGCGAGACTGCAAACGTCATCGGCCAAATCCCCGGCGCACTCAAGCCCACGCCCGGCGACCCGATGGCGGGCACTCTCATCGGCGGCATCCCACAAGAAGCCCGCCAGGGTGCGTTCAACACCGCGGTCACTCTCCCGCAAATGCTCGCGGTCGATCTCCCCAATGCCGTGGCCGGCGGCATCAATGATCTCCTCCTCGGGTCGGGCAGCGCGGCCGAAGCCCGTACCGCAGAGCAACAAGCCCGCGCCGAGGTCAGCAAAGCCCTGGGCTTCGAAGTCCCCAACATCGCCCCACCCAGCGCCGAGCAAACCCGCGCGTTGGTCGAGTCCTACGCTCCCGACGTGTTCGGCAAGGCCGAGGAAGAACTCACCCCGGAGGAGAAGCTCGCCCGCCGGGTGGGCGAATTTGGCGCGGCCGGCGCGATCGGCGGTCCCACGGCCGTCATCCCCTCCATGGCCGCTGCAATCCCGACCCGCGTCGCCGAGGAGGTCGCGCCCGACTCTCCGGCATGGCAACTGGTCGCGGGTGGCGCCGGGGCGATGGTGCCTGAGTTGGCCGCGCGCGCCGTCCCCGCGACCCAACGCGCCGTCGCGCGCATTCCGTCCGTGACCAAATCCGGGGCGGAGCGCCAGGCTGCGGAGAGATTGCTTGAACGTACGGGAGGCCAACCGGTCGCGGCCACCGCCCCCGACGTCCCCGGCCTACGCCCCACGACCGCCGAACTCGAACCGCGCCTGCGCTCCACCCAGGCCGAGGCCGCCAAAACCGACCCGCTACTCCGTGAATCCCTCGCCGCGCGCGAGGCCGAGAACATCGCCGCGGCGCGCACCGCCATGGACGAACTTGGCGGCAAAGGTCTCCCCGAATCCGGCCGTACCCTGGCCGAGCGCACCGTTGCGGAGGCGGACGCCGCGGCCGAACAAGGTCTCCTCCAGCTCAAGGGCGTTCACACCCAGGACGAGGCAACGCGCAAGGCCGCCGATCTGATCGACGCTTCAGTCACGCGGGTGAAAAACGACGAGAAAATTCTCTGGAATCAATTCCGTGAATTCGGCCAAGCCGCCGACGTCCCGACGCAGCCCCTAAAACGCCAACTCATCAACTGGGTGCGCAAACAACCCAAAGCCTATCACCCGGCCAAGATCAAAGACCCGCTCGACTACCTCCCGCCGGAGATTGCCCAAACGCTGCGCAAATTCGGCGAGAAAGAAAGCATCGTCGAGATTCAAGAACTCCGCCCGGTTCTCCGCGAACTCCGCGACAACGCGCGCTACGGCAGCAGCCCTGACGCACGCAGTGCGCGCATCTACGGCGGCTTGTACGATGTGGTCACGGACTATTTGAAAAAGGGCGTCCGCTTCGAAGACCCGCGAATTCGCACCGCGCACGAGGCCGCCATCGCGAAAACCCTGGAGCGCGTCGACATCTTCGACATCCCGAAGGAAATGCGCCGCGTCACCGGCACCGACTCCCGTGGAGGCGACCTCGTTTCACCCGGCGCGACGCTCAAGACCTTCGTGAAGAAAGGCCCTGAAGGCCGCGACTCCATCGCGCAACTCCTCCGCGCCGATCCCTCCCCGGACATGCGTCAATTCGTCATGGAATACATCGCGGCGGAAATGCCCCCGGCTGCGTTCAAAGCACGCCAATACGTCCAGCAATACGAACCCCTCCTCAAGGAAATGGGCGGCGGGGTCTACAATCGCTTCATCGACGTCGTCGAGCGCAAGGCCGCGACCGAGGCCCTTCGTGACTCGCCGCTCGGACGGCTCGCCGGGGTCACGCCCGAGGGTGCCATGCAAAAGCTCCTCCGCGAGCCTGATCCCGTCGGCACGGCCAAGGCCCTCTTCCGCCAAGTCATCGGCACGCCTGGCGGCAAGGACGCCCTGCGCGGCTTGAAGCGCGCCTATGCCGACGATCTCATGCGCCGCGTGACCGACGCGACCGATCAAATCATCTCTCCCGACAAGCTCGCCGCCGCGCTCAACCTGCGCCCCGAACTGACCGAAACCGTCCTCGGCAAGCGCGCGGTCAAGACCCTGCGCGACATCGAGGCCGCGTTGCGCCGCACAAAAGAAGCCAGCGCGGCCAAGATCATCCCCGTGGAGAAAAACCAGAGCTTCATCGACCTGATCGTGCACGCCGCCGGGGCGGGCGCCGGCGGATATTTCGGCAGCCTGGAGGGCGGCATTGCGGGCTTGGCGGCCAGTGCGGGAGTGACGCGCCTGCGCGACATCGTTCACACGAACGCCCAAACGGCCTTGCGCGAAATGCTCCTCGATCCAGCCGTGGCCGAGGCCGCGATGCGCCGCGCATCGGAGCGCAATCTCACCGCCGTGCCGCGCCATGCCCGCAAGCTGTTCGAGGAAATCCTTCGCGCCACGCCCGGGATGGCCGTGCAAGCCACGCGGCCGGCGACGCAACCCGCGACCGATGCGATCGTCATCCCGCGGGTCGAAGAACCTGCCGAACCAAGCGCGATCCCGGTGCCTGCGACAGAACGCCGCAGTGACGCTGCGACAAATAGCCGCACCGCCCAAGCCAATCGCCGCTTTCTCATCACCCCCAAGCCCAATGGCCAATTCCTCGTGGAGATCGCCCAAGCATGAGCATCATCCACGCCAAATCGATCACGACCCCCGACCTGACCGGCACTGTCACGGTCGGCCCGTTCCCCAACACCTCGACGATCGCCGCCACGGACCTCGTGCGGCCCTCGGATTGGGTCTCGGGGCATGACCAATTCATCACCCTCGCCGGGAACACGGCCGGAGTGTCGACGCTCAGCGGCACCAACATTGTCCTGGCCGGTGGGAACAACGTCACGCTCTCCGCGGATCAAGGCGCCTCGATCGCCACGATCTCGATCAGCGCGGGCGCCGATACGGTCGATCAGATCAGCATCTCGGCGGGGACTCAATCCACCGTCTTGGGCTCGTTGGTCTTCTCGAACGCCAATGATTTCTCCTTCGGCCTGGACGGCTCAACGATCACGGGCTCTTACACGGCTCCGACGCTGACCGAGTTCGTGTTCTCCAACTCGAACAACGTTTCTTTCGGTACGAACGGCTCGACAGTCACCGCGACCGTGACCGTCGCCTCATCTCTCACCGCGGCCAATATCAGCGCCGGGACGACGTCGAACAATCTCTCGGCAATGACCTTCGCCAACGGCAACGGCGTGTCTTTCGGCCTCGACGGCAGCACGATCACAGCCTCGGTCGCCGCGGCGGCTGCCAATACGATCTCCTATTGGGACAACATCGCCGCGCTGACGAACACCGCTCCGGCGTCTCTCTACGGCGCCGCGGCGGTCGCGGCCTATATCCAGCCCGCCGTCATCCCGGCGGCGCTTTCCATTTCCTACGTCCGCATTCCCGTTACGGTCGGGCTCACCTCCACGTCCTTCACGACAGCCGCCAACACCAGCTACGCGCAGAATTTCAGCGCCGGAATTCACATCGGCGTCTACACGCAGAACAACGCCACGCGGCTTTCCCTGCTTGCTTCGTCGAGCGTCACGTCGCAATTCTCCGCGCAAGTCACGGCCGGGGTCGTCGGGTCGCAATACACGGTCAACCAAACCATCACCTATCCCGTGCTCGGCGCGACGTCTTCGTTCACGCATTCCTACGCCACAAATCTGACGCGCATCGATCTCTATACGACGCAGTTTTCGGATTTCGCGGGCTTTCGTCACCTGGACATTCCATTCGCGACTTCGCTCGCCGCGTCGAACTATTGGATCGCGGTCGGAGGATTTAGCAGCGCGGGCACGACAGGCACGGCAAACATCACCGATTGGCGCATTCAAGCCTCGGCCGTCGGGATCATCAATTCAAACGCCGGGATGGCCGACATGGGCGCTGGCACGGCGTCGTCAGACTTCATCCGTTTCGGCCAAGGGCAAATCCTCGGCGCGGCCGGCGCGCTGCCCAACAGCCGCGCCTACAGCGCCATCTCGACGATTTCTTCCCATTTGGCGCCGGGGCTGGCATTCTGGAAGCCCTCTTAAGCCGGGAACACCCCCATGACGATTTTCACGGCCTTTCAGCCCTCGGGCTACATCTACGGGACGTTTCAGGAAGACCCCAACGGACGGCTCCTCCGCGGCGGGCGCGATCCGCGCTACGAGCAATGGCTGCGCTGGCAATGGGAGCGCGACAAGGAACGCGCCGCGCGCGAGGCGGGGAAATTGGACCGGCTGCGGGCCCAGCGCGCCGCGGCGACGGAGCGATCGAGAAAAGCACGCGAGGACGCCGCGGCCCGGCTGCGTCGCAAGCAGGACGTGGTGCTGTTGGAGTTGTTCCGGCAGCGGGAGCGCTCGGGCAAGCGATTGGAGAAGTTGGTGAGGAGAAAACCACCCGGGGAAGTACCGACGCTCGATGAATTGCTGGCGGCCTGATCGATGCCCGGCGTGATCTATCATGAATTCACGAGCCCGATCGCCGATGCGACCGGGGTGCTCACCGTGGGCGCGTTCCCGCACACGTCCACGGTTGCGGCGTCGGACGTCGTCAACCCGACGGATTGGAACAGCGCCCACGTCATGGCGCAGGGCCTCCTCGGCAACACCGCCGGCATCTCCAGCATCTCCGGCTCGAACATCTGGCTCGCGGGCGGCGCCAACGTCACGCTCTCGGCTTCGCAAGGCACCGACGGTGCCGCGACACTCTCGATCCGCGCGGCCGGCGGAGGCGCAGGCGGTTCGATCAGCTTCTCCGCCGGGACGCAATCCGACGCGCTCGATCTGGTCGAATTCTCCAATGCGAACGGCGTGTCGTTCGGCTTAGACGGATCGACGATCACGGCAAGCGTCGAGACGAATTATCTCACGACGCAAACTGCCTTCGTCTTCTCGAACAGCAACAATATCTCCTTTGGAACCAACGGCAGCACGGTCACGGCCACGGTCAACGCCCGCGCGTCGAACGATGCGATCGGATTGAACACCGCCCAGACCAACGTGACTTGGACGGTGAACTCCTCGGGCCTGAGCCTCAACGCCGCCGGCTACGCAGGCACAGGATTTACAACTGCGACCACGGCAGGCACGGCGATCATAGGCACGCTTGACACAAACGGCCTGTCGATGGGCGTGCCGAACTACCTCACGACGGCGCGTGGGAGCACCGACGGGATCGGGCTCAACACCGCGCAGACGAACGTCACGTGGACCGTGAATTCCAGCGGCTTGTCGTTGAACGCGGCCGGGTATGCCGGGACGGGGACGACATTCGCCGGGGCTAATATCTCGGGGTCGATCACGCAGAATTCGGCGGGGTTGAATTTGTCGTTGAGCGCCAATGCTCCCGGAGCGGCGAGCTTGAACGTCAGCGCGGGGACGACGAGCAATGACCTGACGCAGTTGGTGTTTTCGAATGCGAACGGCGTGAGCTTTGGACTGGACGGGAGCACGGTGACGGCGAGTGCGAGTGGCGACGCTGGTGGGGTAAATACGATTAGTTTTTGGGACAATGTAGGATTAGCTCAGACATTTAACGGGAATGCTTGGTGGGCAAACTCAAGCAGCGGCATTCAGCCCATTGTCCTTCCCTTACCCATCTCAGTTAGCTTTGCCCGCTTTCTCGGATCGGTGGCTATCAACTCGACGACACTTAATTCGACTGCCGATACGTCATTTTCTGGGGCTCTCTTCAACACCTTTGTTTTCGGTTTATATACCCAACTAAGTGGGGTATCTTCACAGAGTCTCGGCCGCTTTTTCACGGCCTCTGCCGGTTACACACTTTCACACGCGCTAACTGCCGATACAGCCGGGTCACAATACACAGTTCAGGTGGGTGTAACCTACCCATCAAGCGGGGTGACTAGTACCTCGTCCGCATCTTATGCATCTACACAAACCAATTTCGCGTTGAATACCTCACAATTCTCGCAATTCTCGGCGA